CATATCCATAAGCATTAGTATTACCAACTCCATAAGGCTCATAATAAGCGGTAGCAGAAGGAACATCCGATTCCGCTGGAGTCGTATTACTAGTGAAGAGTTTGAGAACGAGATTTCTTGGTGACTGGTCAGCCAAGGCAGCAGTATGATTATTCTGTGCAATCAAATACCTTAGTGACTCAATTTCCCCAATATTAGGAACTAATAGTGCCATTTAAACAACTCCTTAACAACTTGGTGACGTTTGATAACTATCTTTATTTATAATTTTAATTTTAAAGAGATTAGAAATCTATTGATGTTATTTACCGATACCACGTCAAAAGTCAATATATCCCCAGCAACAATAGTTGTAGTCCAACCAGTTAAATTATCATCTCTGACTTTTCTTTCATTGGACAATTGAGGATAAACACCACCAACTATCGAGGTGAAAGTTGGAAAAGAAGCATAATCTGATTTTTTAATGTCTAAAATCAAGTCTCCCTGTTGATCAGAAAGTATTGTTAATGACTCTAAAATTCCACTAACATCTAAAGTAACAGATCCTTTATTACCACTCAACATAGTAACCGAACCACTGTCAACTACATAATTAATTGTTCTTGTCAGATCTGCAGTAGTGGCAAGTGCTATAATGAATACATCATCACCAGGACTTGGTGCAACGGTAAAAATTATATTATCAGTTGAAGTAGTATAATCTTCAATTGGTTCCATTACCAAATTGTTTTTAACAACAATTAATTGTTGATCATTTATTGGAACATATGAATTTCCACTTTGACTCAACCCAAAAGTATGAGCCACACCAGTAAACTGAGCATTTAATTCATCAAGAATGATGTTGCCATACTGAATTGACTTAGTTGGAATCTCATAATCGACGCCAACTCTAAATGGACCAGGTTCGTTAAGCGTTACTATGTAATCTGACATTACGATACTCCTGGTGTTACTAGGACATTTCCTTGAACTGCTCTAGTTCTATATGATTGTGGAGAAATCAAAATAACGTCATAAACATATCTACCACCTTCAATGTCTCCAGTTGCAGTGTAACCCATAGAAACGGTTATTTTTCCATTCAACCGATCCGTGAATGAAATACTTAATGGATATGCAGTTGAAGATGATGGGTGTTTTCTTATTGAAGAAATCCCCGTATATCCAGTCAAATTTAATGGTGCATTATTTGTATTCCTGAGTGTGAAGGTGGCTTGAAAGTCAACTCCCTGTTCAAGAACTAGATTTACATTCCTTGCCGCCATTATTAGTGCTCTTTTTAGTTATTTATGATTGGGTCGTTAGTTTATTCACCAATTCTTTCATCATACCCTTCAATTCACTCAGTTCATTTTTTATACTTTGAATTTCCTCCTTTTCTTTTAACTTTATTTTTTTAGCTTGTTCATAAGAAGAAAACTCACCACTTGAAGAATTAATAATGGCCCCTGTTTCAGAATCTCGATATAATCCAGGTTGGCCTTCTACTGGTATTTTCATAATTAGACAGTTGCAATTGCTCTTAGATTTTCTATTTGTGGTACATATGATGTATTTGTACCAGTCATGATAATTTTGATTTGGAATCCGTTGAATAGTGGTAAGTTATTAGCTGTAAATTCATATGATCCAAGATCATCAATTGATTCTGATGGAACAACTTTTTTATCAGGTCTACCGTTATTATTTGCGGCTTCAATTACATTTCCATCCGAATCTAAATTATCATATCCAGGGAATAATTCATATAGTTGAAGACTTGGATCAGAATCAGTTCTAAACAATCTATACATGACTCTAATATCACTACTTGAATGTCTATATGCATCAAATAGAACTTTCAAACTATCAGAACTCTTTTCTAGATTAATAATCTTACTAACATAACTTGCAACACTAGGATCAAAGTACAATGAATTCACTCTTGGATCAGTTGCATAGTTTGAAACTTTGGAGTTAATTCTATTAGCAGTAGTAATAACATTGATTCTTTCAAGATCCAACATTGGAGAAACTTTTGGATCTGTTGTTGAAAGAGTAAACTCCATTGTAAATGACTTCTTGCCTGGATAATCAACAAGATGTTGATCTTCATTGACTTGTGAACAAATTATTCTAGGTGTACTCATCAAATTGTTGGAATTCAATGAGATTTCCTCAAATCCCTGATCAACAAACGCAGTTTGTGAATTATTATCTGGGGAACTTCCAGAGAATGTTCTAATTTTAGTCGATAACTCAGTTTGTGATGGAATCATATAACCAATATTTGGTCTGACTAAGTTGAATGGGATATTCTGAGTTGCATGTGGAGTCTTATTAGATTGACTTAAGGACAATCCACTATAAGATCCACAAGTTTTGTCTTGTAGGAAGAATAGTTCTGGATATCCATTTGCATTTCCAGTTGTTCTATCTACACCAGATTCATCCATCTTGAGTTTTACATAATAATGATCAGTGTCGGTTGGATATTTGTTGTGATCAGTGTTTGCTAAATTATGAGTTTTATTGATTCTCCTCAAAGAAACTCCATTTAGTTCATATTTAAATACTGGTTCAGTTTTTAAATGTTTTGTTGCTTTTGTTGAATCGATACCTCTTGTAATTCCAGTTAATGATGTTGTTGAAGTTTGAATTCCAGTGTATTTAATAATTTCATCGTCAATGATTACATAACCTGGATTAATAGCCGAAACTGCAACGTTTTCAAATGTTGTTAGAATTCCAACCGAATTTACAACAATACTTGATGTAGATGAAGCCTCATAATCTGCAGACATGGTTAGTGGTTTCAAATCTGGTTCAATTCCACTCAAAGTTACATAATCATTTAATGAATACATTCCATGATTTCTATGCGTTACCTTGAAATGTAGACCATCTGAAATTGATTCAATATAATTTACGGTTGCATCAGTCAATACTGAGGTTCCACTAGTACCAACATATACCAATTCGGAAGTTGCATTTTGAACAACTTGTCCTTGTACCCTATCAATGACCAAAGTATTGAATGAGGATATAACTCCGACTTGTTCTGGAACTGTTATGATTAAATTATTACCCAGACCACTAGTTTGCGTATAATCAACCTCCAAAGCATCTCCGTAACCATATCCAGTGCCTCCAACAGAAACTGTTGCAGCTACCGCAACTCCACCACTTATTGTTATGTTGACTTTGCCTCCAGATCCCCTACCAGTTAGAGAAACTAGACTTACATCAGAATAGGTTTTACTTGATGATGTAAATCCATAACCTGGATTTACGATTGTCAAGTTGCTGCCTACTCCAACAGCTCCAAGAACATTTCTAAGTTTTCCACTAAAGTTCTGATTATTAATTTGTAAAATAGTAACCCCAGGGGTCAAGTTCACCTGTTCAGAAGATGTGAAACTCTTAGCTGTTCCAACTAAAACTGAATTTGAATTTGAACTGATAGGATTCTGTTTTAGAGCTGCGACCTGTTTATTACCTGTATTTAAAACAGGATTATAGAATCTAACTGTAGAACTTCCATTATAGAATTCAGCTCTATACAACTTCATTTTCAAGTCTTCATATTGACTTGGATCCCAAGTTGCTCCATTTTGAGATTTAAATAATGATCCCAAGAGAGGTTGTTGAGAAACTAAAATCTTTTCAGATTCTGGTTTATCTTTTGTAGTGACATCCTCTTCACCCATTCTAGAAATATAAACTGTATATTGGTTTGAAGCGGATAGTAATACTACACAATAAGAATTTCCGGGATCTAAGTAAACTGGAGATGGGAAAGTAAACGATGTTGCTACACTACCATCGGTTGATGTATTTACTTGCGATGGATCAAGAACAATTTCGCCAAAAGGAACAATGGTTGTGGTTGGAAGTCCAGTTTGCATTGTTCTGATCTGCATAGTTATAGGCAGTTCATTAGTATCTTTAGTCGCAAAATAAACATCGCATTTTGTAATAAACACTCCGTTTTCATCAACAACTTCAAAGGATTGGGCGAGAGGGTCAACCCATTTTGTTTGCTTTTTAACCTTAGTATTGAATACAGTATCTGCAACAACTTTAGTAGTTGTTTTGGAGATTGCCTTACTCTTTTCTAAAGTTTCTTTTGATACCTTAGCATTTTTAATCTTCAGGGTGACATCTTCAACGTTATTGAGTGTACCTGCAGAGGTAAACTTACCCTCAGCTGAAGATCCAACTGTACCAACAACAGTGCTATTTGTAGAACTAGTTGTTAATGTTAATGTTTTTGGTCCAGTCTCAAATTGTGGATTAGATGGGAGATTTGGATCTGGAATGTATAAAGATCCAATTACTGTACCAGACTTATCTGTAATTAATCTAATATCGGAAATTGTCGCTACAGCTCCACTCGTTTGTCCAGTAAGTTTCATCCCCTTTACAACTGATCCATAGAAAGAAGAAGCTGTTTGCAATTCTAATGAAGCTGTGTCAACATTCAGTATTGTTGAAGTTGATGAATATGATGTTGGTACATTTTCAGCAGTGTTATATGGATTTTGAGTAAACTTTTGGGTTGGGTTGTTATATGGACCATACTTGTGGTCTGCTTTTGCTAATCTAAATTGAACTGTTTTAGCACCAGAATATCCAACAACTGTTTCCCCAATACTAAAGTTACCAGAAGACATTTTTACTTCAAGTAATTTTGGAACAATATACGAAGACATATCAACATTATCAAAGAATGGATATACTCTCGTATTTGGTTTCATTCTCTTGGCAATAAATTCAATATTTCTGGATCTCAGAGTAAGTATAGTATCTGTAGAAACGACATTCGGACCTAGACCAATTTCTTGCCAAGATTCGGAAACTTTATATTGAACTCCTTTTTTAGTTGCTGTTCCAGTTTTTGTTGTGGTTACATTTTTAAATGTTGTATATTGTTCTTTGTAGGTTTTGGTTGTCGTAATCGGAATACCTTTTCCGTGTTGGAAAGAACCTTTTTGGGTTTTTTTAGAAACTAATTGACTACCAATAAAGATTTTTCCTAAGTTTTCGGTATTTGTTACTTTTTTACCAGTCCAATCTTTTTCCCAAGCTCCCCATTCAATTGGAGATAGTCCAGTGTTTCCGTCAATATTATACTGAGATATTGTATCAGAATAATTGCCTTCAACCTCCTTTGTTTTATATGCAATACTAGTATCAATCCAAGTGTCAGATTCTGGATTTAACGTGATATCTCCAATCCAGTTAACAACGTGGAAAGGATTAACATTTTCCGTTCTAGTTGCAAATTTATTTTCTACGTATACTTTTTCACTATACTTGAGAGTAATTGTTTTTCCAGTCTTAACAACATTTGGGGATCCAAGATTAGATACAAAGTTATAATCTATAGTTGGGTTTGATGTGCTTGCAACACCAACAATAGCTTCAGAACCCAACAATAGATCAAGGGAAGTTGTATAATGTTGTGGTCTCAATATTCCATTTTCAGTATCAATACTACACCTATAGGCAGGATCCAATAGGTTTCCAGCTAAAGCACTCTTAAAGTTATCGACAAAGAATCCACTCTTGAACTTATCTAAACCTGTTGTAGAATCTTTTATTGTAAGCGACTTAGTTTCATTTTCCAACAAGGACAATGAAGTATAGTATTCAACATTCTTCAATCTTTCCTCAATACGTTGAATATCTTTCATTCTGTATCTCTTATGTGATACAGAATTTACATCAATATTTTTAATATCATAAACATATGGTGGATATTTGATAGTTGCTATTTCAATAGCATTATCAAGAGTATTTGGAGATTTGGGATATAGTGAAGGAACTCCGTTAATAATCTCAAACTTGCCATCTTTTGTTAAGAACAATCTGTCAATTCTTCCAACAAAATACTTATATGAAATGTTGGAGTTTTTATCTTTTGCAAATAAGTGTGGTGATGAATTTGTATTAGATTCAAAAGTTCTGGATTGAAACTCAAATGGAGAAGTGGTTAATGATGTATCATATTCCAAAACTCTTGGTCTAACGTCTATAATATCGCTAGAAGATATAGAATCTACAAATGGCAAATCATTTTTATATCTAGAAACCTCATATGAATTTACACTTACAAAATCTCCATCATCATTAGCTTCCAGCGTGTAGTGACTATAAACAATCTTTAGTTTTTTAGTAGGAGAAGGATTTTCGTCCTTTCTGAAGATAAAGGAGAAATCTGCATAATCTGGTTTTTGTCCAGGTTCTAAAATATAGTCATCTATGATATTTCTATCACCCTCTAAGAACGAACCAATAATTGCAGATATTCCAGACTCTTCAAAAGTTACTCTTTCCCCAATAATATATGAATTTTCATTAGCATAAACAAATTCTATCTGGTTAGTTCCATTAGTAGTTACAAAATAACCAACAGTTTTACTATCTTCTCCCAATATCCTTTCGCCATTCAAGGCATTAGTTACATTACCAGTTATATTATTAAGAACAAGTTTTGGAAGATCTGGTTCATTTGAATCATTTGATTCATAAATTCCAAGAACGGTTTGTACATCTGGAACATTTAAAGAAATTTGTTTATCTTGAACCCTTGTTCCATAAACACTACTATAAGTCAATCCATCAGATATACTGGTAGTACCAACCCCAGAAGAAGTTGTTGCAGATCTATCAACAACAAGTGTTGAACATCTATTATAAACTTTCTTCCTAGACTTTACTTCTTCTTTTTTGAATGTAACTGTCAATATTGCTGAACCATTTTCACTAAGTCCACTTAATGAAACTGTATTTCCAGAAACAGAAACTTTCTGAGAATTTAAAGATTCAACAGTTCCTGTAGATGTATATGTTAGTGTATAATCTTCTTCATCAAAAGGTTCTAAAGAGAATAATGAATCTGATTCGAGAGTATTACTGAAAGCATTTGATGAAACAGTAATATTGTATGATCTTCTTATAACAATATCTGTTCCAGTAAAGTTAATACTAGATACATTTGGATATTGTAATGTGGAGTATAAGTATGCGGAAGTACTGTTTAAAATTTCAGCAGTTGCTTTATAAAAGTCTGTTACACTAATAGTTCCAGATGGAAGTGAACCAATAGAAACATTAGAAACTGAAGTTGTAGATTGAAGTGTTATAGAATTACCTGTTGTAGATACAGAATTAACTCTATTATAAGTTGGTAGAGTGTCTCCGCTCTTAGAATAAACTACAATGTCTCCAGTTTTGATACCAACGAAAGTTTTGTTAGCACTTGTGACTGTACTTATTCCACCAGAACCGGCTGATATAGTATATGTTGCTCCAGAACTTGATATCTGAACCAACTTAGACAAAATTGGATCAGCGGTAAATGATACTCCATTAGTACCAACAATTTGGTGAACATCGGAAATATCATAGTCACGAAGTTCTTTAATTGTCCTGGTATTATCAATACCATTAATTTTTATAGCTTCATTTTTTGAGAAAGTTCCGGAAACCTGATACAATACAACTTGAGTATCATTAGTTATACTGGAAACCAAATATCCAGATGCTCCACTATTCTTTCCTTCAATAAATGCTGGTACACTAATAGAAGTTGCGGAACTTAGTTGTAGATAATTATATGTTTGAATATCATACAATGAGGCTTCAAACTTAGTTGATTCATTTTGATATTCTGCATTCTTTAATTTTAAATCGTATATTCTTGCAACTCCAATGGAAATGCCATTTGAAGATCCTGGAGTTGAGGTTCTGTTTGAATATAAGTTAACTATTGAAGTGCTTCCGAATCCAACTGGAGCAGATCCATAAACATTATTTAACTCTAACTGTTTACCTAGAGTAAATGGAACATTTTCATTATCTATAGACTCAGTTGTTCTTGGTTTTGAAATATCAATCGAAGTTGTATCAATAGTCTCTATCTCATATCCTCTGACATATGCTTTTCCAGGGGATATTTGTAAAGTCAATAGATCCTCTGAAGGTACATTATTGCTTTTTGTTATTTGATTTTTAAGATATATGCCATTATTTCCAGTTCCATCATTCAAACACTCTTTTGGTATGACTTTAAATGGAGTTACATAGTAGTCGCCAGACTCATCATAGGTTCTTCTAGCTAATTCATCTCTTATTAGATTATAACTACTTTCTTTTACAAACTTTTCTACAACACCATCTTGAATTCTAATTAATTCAATAAAATTTTCATCATTAAAATCATCTAAACTCTTTTTGATAAGTGTGGCAGATATTTTAAGTCTATCTGCACCAGGAGCTGCGAAATTTGAAAATCCTCTTGCATTATCATACAAATCCGAATTTGTCTGAGAAGCAACTTCAATAGTTTCTTCAATGAAAAGACCAACTCTATTTGAAGGAGTTGTTCCATATTGATCTAGGATGATTGTTTGAGAAGGAACTTCTACAAAGAATCCCCTAATGAAAAATACACCTGTTTCTATTTTTGCAGCTGATCCAGAACCAGTTGCGTCTGAAATTATACAAGTTGCAAAGGTAGAATTTTCCCTAATAGTCGATAAACCATAATCCAAATCATCAAGTAGTACTAAATTTTCTCCATCAGAAAATTCTGTACTTGTGAAATCAGTGTCGCTTGAACTCTGATATTTTACATATAAAGTATAATTGCCATTTTCAGAATCAACGTCTGTAATATAATTTTCAACTAAAGCTGTTAGGCCACTACTTTCGCCTTTAATATATTTTCCAACTAACCGTGAGAGATACAGGGATACTGGAATTCCTAGGTGGTTTGCATCTATCTGAACATAGAAATAGTCAGTATCGTAAGCGGACTGTCCTGGTATTACTACGGAACCTTCTTTAAAAAAGTGTTTACCAAACTTTTCTACTTGGTCCTGTAATATTGATTGCAGGGTTGTTAATTCTCTAGCCTGAATTGGAATTCCTGGCTTAAACAGCACTCTATGATAATTTTTTGTTGAGTCAAAATCGTCAAAATATGGTGATGCATTTAGATTAGTGTTTTGTGCCATTTTGATTTAGAACTCCAGTACAACTTTGATATCTTCTTTTTGGCTAGCTGATCTAGGAATCGGTGCCCTGTTATCTATGTAGATGATTTCACCAGATTTCTTATTGAATTCTGCAGATCCAATTCCGGATACGAAATCAATGCCCAACTGGTATATCTTATTATTTATTGTGGTGGTTATACCATTAAAATTAGTATCAATTGATAGGGCTGGTCCAACAATAGATGAACATTCAATGGTCGTACCATAACCAACATCTGGTTGGGAAGTAAACTTCAAAAGTTTGAATCCAGTTTCACTAGAAGCCAATCCAGTTGGTTGATAGTACTTAAGGACTCCAGTAATGTTATCCCAAGAAGCTACATATCCAATAGCAGTAGAACCCAGTCCGACAGTTTGTTTGATAATAGAGTCAACACCATATGTCGTATTAGTAGTAACCCCACTCAATTTTACAGCTTGCAATCCACTAGCAAGAGATAAATCTAGAACCTGTGTAGTGCTACTTGGAACCGTTGGATTTTTAATAACCCCAACTCTTGCAAAATCATTTCCAAGTATTACGTCTGGGTTTGTTTCCAAAGTTTCGAATCTGGAATACAAAAGAACTCTGTAGACTCCCAACTCTCTATAAACATCATATCCATGACCGCCCTTCGGTGGAATAATAACGTTGAAAGACGCTCTAGAAGTAGTTCCGACTCCAGTATTGGTTAGAGCGTTAATTGGACCGCCAGACTCCGATCCTGGTGCTCCTGGATAGAGTTCAACTGTTCCATATGTATACCCAGATCCACCTTCTGTAACGATAATTTCAGAAACTTTTCCAAAAGAATCTATAGTTACTGTCGCCTTTCCTCCAGAACCATCACCTAAAATAGGTACATTGGAGAATGATGTGGAAATTGGTTGATAATTTGTTCCTCTATCATTAATAAGTACAATTTCAATCTTACCATCGATTGCATTGTTTTTAGTAGATATACTTTCTCCAGTCATACCCCAATTTTCCGGCACTGGAATATATTCGATAGAATCAAATTTTACAATTTCGGAAGGTTTGATAGTATAAAGATATTTCCAAATATATCCGTCTCCAGAAGTACCCGCAGCTCTTGGTTCTAAGTCAACAAATGTTGGTTGATCATATGATGGTCTTCCCTTTGGATTTTCTGGATCAGTTCCATTTTGAAGACACACATAAACTCTAAAGTCTTCGTTTACTATGTAATAATCTGATTCGTATAAAGATGTAGAGTTGGAAACTGGAGTTGGATTATAAACATTATAATCATGCCTGTACATCTCGTAGGTATTTCCAGCAACCCACTGCACTTTTCTAACAAGTCTTCTCACATCCTGAGATGTGATCTGTTTCATCGCAATTATACTTTCCTTTATTTGATTTTCTTCCCTAAAACCATCTAAAGGAGCAGGAGTATTTGTGTTCCAAGTACTAGTTCCACCAGCACGAACATCGAGACTATTGGGAAGTCCGATAAAAGTATAGTATTTGTCACTGGTGTTTGCTACACCAGTGATATTTTTCACAAAACTCTCAGCGTTCAATATTCTAAATTGATCTGATATAATTGCAGGCATTTTAGTTAAAACTTTTTAGTTATTTATTTAAGAATTAGAGTCCTCTAGTTCTGAAGACTTGTGGATTTGTTGAAATTCCAGATAAACCATTGTCATTGTAAACTTCAAAAGATTTTGGATTGTCCAAAAGTCTGTTCTGATAATCAAAAATCTTACCCCAACTATATCTACCATAGAATCCATTTGTATTTACACCAGTGTAG